GGGGGAAATGTCAGAGTAAATGGTATAAGATTAAAGAGTATCACTATGACGGCAGGGAAAAGGGTAAGCAAAAAACTGATGAAGATTATTATAAAGACTTGGAGGCGTTCATAGGGGATATAGTAGTTAGAGGTATTATAGTCGACCCATCGGCAGCTTCTTTTATCGCCGCGATTAGAAAAAAGAGTAAGTACACAGTAATAAAAGCGGTTAATGGTGTTATCGACGGAATTAGAAATGTAGGTACCGCTTTAGTTGATCAGTTAATCGCTTATAACGATTGCTGTTTTCAGACATTTAAAGAGTATTCATCCTACGTTTGGGATGAAAAAGCAGCTGAACGAGGTGAAGATAAGCCGGTAAAGAAAAACGACCATCATATGGATAGTGACAGGTACTTTGTTAATACGATACTATTTGGCTATCAAGGTAAAACAACACGTGTCCGCTGGTTCTAAGGAGGTGGTATTTTGGCAAACAATCAAATCAAAAAAGAGGTTTATGATTTACTTATACACGGATATTATGGCACTGGCGGTTTTGCTGATGGCAGTTATCTGGTGCCACACGTGAGAGAAGAGACAGATAAATTAGAAAAGCGCAAGCAAATAGCTTATTACCTTAACTATGTTAGACCAGTAGTTAATTCTCACGTTGACCCCATCTTTAAGACAGAACCACAGCGAGAATGGAATGGGGGAGCAAGTAATCTATGGGATTTGTTCATTAAAGACGTGGATCTTAACGGTACTGACCTAACAAGATTCATGAAGCGTGCTGGATTAATTGCTAAGTTATTTGGTGTTTGCTTCATTGTAATGGATAATTTTACGGATCAACCTATTAACATGGCTCAGGTAATAAAAGAGAGGAAATGCCCTTATGCTACAATTGTTCTGCCCCAAGAGGTCACAGAATATAAAACAGATAAATATGGGCGTCTTATTAGCTTTACCTACACTCAACAGCAAGATGGTAAAGAAGTAAAGAAAACCTGGACTGATGTTATTTGGAAGATAGAAAGTGACAAAGAAAGCAGCGGGGAAGGAATTCATAACCTTGGTAGAGTGCCAGTGATACCTTTATACTCAAGACTGATGAACCCTGGTGAAATTTTACCAATGAGTGATTTCTACTCTATAGCCAGAGCCAATCTAAGAATATACAATCTTTGCAGTGAGCTTGACGAAATATTGAGAAATCAAGCTTTTTCTGTTTTAGCTTATCCAGGAGACGTGAAAGAATTAATGCTAAGCACAGAAAACGCATTAGGCTTTAATCCAGAGTCAAGCCACACCCCAAGCTTTATAACTCCTCCCGCTGACCCAGCTAAATTGCTCATGGAGCAAACAGATAGACTGGTTAAAGAAATCTACCGCATGGCTATGCTTACCCATGTGACAGGTGTACAAGAACAAAAAAGCGGGGTAGCCAAAGCTTGGGATTTTGAGCAAACTAATACAGCACTAGCTGATTTTGCTATCAACTGTGAAGGAGCAGAGATAGAAATGGCTAGTGTTTTTTCTTTGTGGGTTAAACAAGATTTGGAGTATCAATGCAAATACAGCGATGATTACTCTATTCAGGATGTAGAAAAGGAATTGCAAGAAGTTGCCCTGGCTCTTGATTTACAAATTGGTGGTATGTTTGATGTAGAGGTTAAAAAGAAAGCAGTTGCGGTTTATCTGCAAGATATTCCTACAGAGGATTACGATGCAGTTATTGAAGATATTGCTTCAACTAATCAGGATGAGTCTATGAGTTCTGGGGATGAATAGCAGTGTCTAGAGAAATTTCAGAACAGATTTATAAGCTGGTAGAACAGTTTGCTAATAAATATAAGGACAAAGCCGAAGAAGTAGCTGACAGAGTCCTGCAGTTAATTCAAGAAGGTAAAACAGTCCAGCAAGCTTTTGATACAGCCACAAGAGAATTTTCTCTTTTCCCTACAGTGGAAAAAAAACTCATGGATTGTTTAGTATCAGCATCAGCTTACGGCTATAACACAGAAGTATTTAATTCAGCAGACATAGCTGAAAAATTACTAAACGAATCATGGGCACCTGATAAAATGAAG